GTGAGCTCTGGGACTCAAGAAATTGTAAGTGTCATGGACAAACATCATGCTAATCATACAAGCTGCATAGAGGTTCTGTGGTAATGGATTTGACTTGACAAGATTCTGCAAAACTCCCCCAACTTGTGAAGCATCTAGAAGATAAGATTTGTGATCAAGAGGGGAGAGTAAGGTGGCCATCTGGCGTGAATAGGTCCCTATGGGTTCGCCGCGGATGATATAGTCAGAGATAAAATCCAATATGTCAGGATGGCCGAATGTCTTTGTCGGATTTAAGATGATCCCAAATTTTTTCAATATCACTCCAAGGAATAGCATAAAAAATTGCTGGAATGAGCCATAATTGTCTCTGATGTATGATGTTGCAGCCTGATTCAACGAATAGACTACCCCAATAGCACCATCATCTGAGTGAACCATGGCCCGGAGATCAGCAAAGTTGGATCCAGATCCAAAACGTTCAAGAAAGCGATTCAGAATCTTGGAGAAATAGCGCAGTGCTGTTGAATGTATCCGAGAAGATGTGTGGTTAAAGCAGCCTTGGAGCCAGTTGTACTGGCAATGGAAGTAATTTCTCTTAAAATGTTGATCCACAGCACAGAGCTTCACAATGTTGGACGTATTGTGAGGGGTTAGGTTTAACTCTTGTTGGAGCCTGTCCAATATCTTAGGGTCTATTATCACTTTCTTCCTCATGTACCTAATAAGAACATTTGCCATTAACAGCCGATCAAAGAGCCGTATGTGGTGTAACCCTAGAACAGACACTATCATCTTCGGGAAGCTGTCCATAGCTGAGAATTTACTCATATCCATTGAGATGTATAGCTTGTCCACATCATGTCCTTCCTGTTTTCTGATAAACAGGGTCCGTTTGATATCTGTTTCAATTTTACTGAGGGCCATTTTCTTTTCATCTCCCCTTATTGAGATGGCTTCTTGGAAATCATATTTGTTCATGCTGAAATATACCTGTTCTATGAGATAGATCAAATATTTGGTGATGAGGTCTAGGATGTAAATCTCTCGATCTACTTTTGTCCTCTGGAGCTTTTCAAATATCTCAACCACTGTGTCAAATTTGCAGCACTCCTCTTTGTAGAGAAGATTGAGGAAATCAACCATTGTTTCACACTTGGCATACTGAGGATTCGATGTTTTTATAAAATCATAAAAATTGCTCTTCACTGGCAGACGGGCGGTCATGACATAGTCTTCCATCTGGAGCAAAGTGTCCAATGTTTTAAGCTCTGGAGCATCATCTTGCTTTTTGCTTAAAAGACTGGCCTTGTATGCTTCAGGATACTCCACAAATTTGTTGACTGTGTTTTCATTTTCAGCCAAAGCCCTCATGCTTGTTTTCACGTCTT